CCTTTAGCCAGAACTATGTCAACTGGCTTCTGGATCTGTACAAGGTGGACAAGAAGGCCTTCACCCGGGCCATAGCCTCCTTGCTCTTCTTGGGGGGCACGGGCAGTATTCCTTTCTGGAGGACTATCCAGAAGGAGCTGGCTTCCCATGGGATATATCTGCCTGATAGCAACTTCCTTATCTACGGTTCCCATGCTCTTTTGCACTTGGATGTTCCTATGGATATCTCTGAGAGCCTCAACCCGTTTCCCATCCTCTACCCACCTGAATGGCTCCTTGGTCCTACTCTTGGCCCAGCTCTTTCCATTATTTCGGCCCCAAGTATGGAGGCAAGGGCAGAAAGGGCCAAGGACATCGCAGTCAGCTTCTTCCCACCTGTGAGGGCCTTTACCAAGGGGGTGCTCTACCCAACTCCCAAGACCCTTGCCGGCAGGCCCCTTGGAGAGCGGTCTGTGCTTGAGCAACTCCAGCTTTCCCCCTCCCTTGAGGCCAGACGGTGGAAGTACATGGACATGTTGACCCACCTCTATTACACTCTCAGGACTACCAAGAACGCCAAGAGAAAGGCAAAGATCAGGAAAACCATCAGGGAGCTTATCCAGAGGGCAAGAAAGGAAGGTATTAAGCTCACCCGCAAAGATATATCCACAGTAAAGGGGAGGGCAACCCAGAGGATACACTACGAGCAACTGCCGCTGAGGGAGAGGGCATACAGGTAAGAGAAAATTTTTGTATTGACATTTTTGCCTGAATGTGGTATATAGGGAGGCACGAGGAGGGGCGATGGAGGAGGAATTACTGGAAAAAACGAACAAAGAATTTAAAAAGGTGGAGGCTACCTTACGGGAGAGACTCCGACGTTTAAGAGATGAGCTGTATGCCCACCGTAGCAACTTTATTGGCAACTCATTCTGTGCCGCACTTCTACTTGAACTTTCATTGGAAGTGGGAAGTCTAGCCGACGTCCACTTAAGGCCAAGTAGGGAGGAAAGGATAAGGGGAATTGAGCGCCTGTTGTCTGCTCTCCATTTCTTGTGGAGGGTTTCCTTTTGGCATAGGGATAAAGCTTATCAGGATTTTTATAAGATGTTGGACAAGGTGCGTAGAGAGCTACAGGAAGTCTTGCAAGATTACCTCAAGGGCTTGGAAAAGGGGAAGTCAAATGGCATGTAAGTTCAGGCGGGAGGAAGAGTTGAAAAAAGAAATAGAGGAAAAGTTAAGGGAGGTAGAGGATTTGAAACCCATCCTCAAGTGCCCTGTCTTACCGAGCACTATCCGTGTTGTTCTATGGCGCATTGTAGGAGCTCTTGCTTACATATGCTTCACCTATTTTGTGTGGAGGTTTGGATCATAGGAGGGCCAAATGGCATGTAGGGGACTCGTGGGGGAATCCACTAAGGTGGCACTTGTTGGATCACGGAATATAAATGACATGGATTTTGTAGAGCGCCAGTTCTTTTGGGTATTGCGCAAAGAAGAGGTTGATGTAGATGACGTTGTGATCGTCAGTGGAGGGGCAACTGGGGTTGATACCTTAGCCCAAAGGATAGCAAGGAAGTACGGTTTGACTATTGTCATTCACTATCCGCAATGGTGGCGTTTCGGGAAAGCCGCCGGTCCTATGCGTAATGCAAAGATAGTTAAGGATGCTGACGTCGTTTTGGCTATAAGAACGGCGGTAAGTAAAGGCACTGACGATCTTATCAGGAAGGCTCATATTGCAGGGAAGAAAGTGTATGAGGTACTTTATGAGCTGAAGGAATAGGAGGCTCGTGGAGGGGCAAGATGGCATGTAAGCTGAGGAGGAAGGCGGCGGGCAAACCGTGTATCCATTATATCAAACCCGGCCTATGTGCCCTCCCGCAGTTCTTTAGGTGCATTGAATACGTTGAGAAATTTGAACCCCAGCTGTCCTATTCCTCCCTTATGTCTTTCCTCCGTTGCAGGCGCAAGTGGTACATCGAGGAGATCCTCGGTCTTGAGCCCATAGAGGAGATGATCCCCCTGCCCTTGAAGCGGGGACGGGACATGCACTCTCTTTTGGCGGCAATGTGCGATAAGGATCAGGAGAAGGTGGCTCCTTTTATACTCAACCACAGGGATGAGCAAGAGGCTGTGGAGCTGGCGAAGATAACGGCACTTGGAAATGCCATGGAAGAGCTGGGACTGGTGGAGCCTTTGAGGGGAAAAACCGAGTGGGAGTTTACCCTTATGGAGGAAAAGTTGCCGAGGCTCCATGGGTTCATAGACGTGGTAGGTGGAGACTGGTTCGCCGAGTTCAAGTACACAGGGAGGCCTCAGGAGTACCTCCATCCCACCTTTGCCAAGTCCCAGTTGGCCATCTATTTCCTTGCTCTGCCTGATGCTGACAAGGCTCTCATGAGGCCGATCCGGGTGCCACAGATGAGGCCGGGGGTGAATGAGGATCTGAATAAGTACACGGACAGGCTCAAGGAGGATATCCTGAGGCGTCCTGCCTTTTACTTCCCCAACTACGATAGCAAAAGGAAGATCTGGGGAAGCACCGTGTACCGGACGGAGATTGAATTCGAGGAGGTCAAGGAGAGGCTCAGGTGGGCTGTGAGGGAGATCAAGAGGATGGTGAAGGAGGGAAGTTATTTCCGGAACGAGACTGCCTGCTTCTTCCCTGACCAGTGTCCATATCTTCAGCTTTGTGAGACTGGGCTTGCTTCTCCTTTGCTTTACAGGAGGAAAGGGGATAAGCAGGTGGGGAATGGGGAGACAAAGCCAGAGGAGGTGGCATGGTAGAGAAGGCCATAAAGGTGGCAGAGGTAGTGGCTGTGGTAAATTATGAACCCGGTCTTAATACCCATTTGGTTGATCTACAGGTAAGGTGGAATGGTGGGAAGGTGCAGAGGAGTTACCGGGTACATGGAACCATGTGGGAGGAGGCGTTAAGTGTGGCTTTTAAGATAGTGAGGGATGAGATAAGGAGGCAAATAAAAGGAGGGATAGCATGAAGCCCAAGTTAAAGGTCAAGAATGAGGCAAAAGACTGGGCAGAGGCACTGGGAGTTGACAAAAAGAGAGCAAAGGAGAAGATTACTGCTGTTTGCAGTAGCTTCGGCCCTTCCACATCTGAAATCTTGGCTAAGCTATGGGAGGAGGCTGAGACCCCTGGGGAGGCAATGGTTATGGCCTTTTTACTTGGATTAACGGAGGGGCTGATAAGGATAAAGGAATCAGCGGATCTGATTGTGAAACGATTTGAGGAGGGCTAAAAATGAAGATATGGAAACCAGGTGAAAAGCAAAGGTCCAACACCCCCCTTGTGCTGATCTATGGGGAGACCAACGTTGGCAAATCCACAAGCTCCCTTGCCTCTTTGCCTGAACCCATCTTGGACATCGTCACCGAGCCCCGTGATCCTGAGATCGCTCTGAGAGCCATAGGGCGGAAGGTGGATGTGACCTTTGTGATGATTGAGGATGTGGAAGAAGTATCGGATTTCCTTGGGGAAAAGAGTCTGGAATTGAAGCAGGGCAAATTTCCTTACAAGTCCATTCTCCTTGACAGCGGTTCTTATTTGCTCAACGTAGCCATGATGATGAAGGCAGAGGCTCAAACGGCAGAGGCAGGGGTGTTCAAGTCAAGGCAGAAGGTAGGGGGAGTTGTAGTGGAGAAGTTCGAAAGGCCCTTTATTGACGAGACCAGACTGGACCAAAGCGCCTGGGGAGCCATAGGGCGGCACATGATGAGGATCACGGCCCTGCTTGGAGAGTTCGCCCGCAATGGGGTTGTGGCTGTGATGACAGCACTTCTGGACAAAGAGCCCAAGTGGGACAAGACTGGGAGGCTTAAGGCTGCACCTGCTTTTGCTGGGAAGTACTATGCTGTTAACTGCCCCTCTTACTTTGACCTCATTGGGCTTGTGACTACCAGGACGGATGAGAAGGGCGAAGTGGTCTATCCCCCGCTTGTATCCTTTGGGTCTCCCAATGATGACTTCGTTGCCAAGTGGACTGGGCCGAGAGTCAATCCTGTGGGGGTGTTGGACTTTAAGAAGATATTGGCTGTGTTCAGGAAAGGGGAGGGAAAGGAGGGGTAAAATGTATAAGACTTGGCGGTTCAAAAACTCTATCTTAGGAATTGCTTGTGTAAACCAAATTGCTTTTGGTAGTGGGGTAAGGTGGTGTCTCCATGAAGCCCGTCCCCTTTGTAGCATTTGTGCTTGGCTGAACATAGGTCCTTTGCATATATGGTTTGGATGGGACATACATGGGAGGAGGAGGTAAGATGTACAAGCTTTGGAGATTAGGAAATTTGGCACTGGGAATTGCCACGGTGAAGCAGTTTGCCCTTGGTGGAGGAGTAAAGTGGATTATCCGTCCCTACGGTGCTCACTATCGCCACATTTATGTTTGGCTTGACATAGGCCCCCTGCACATGTGGCTTGTATGGGAAAAGAATAAGCTTTAAGAACCAAACTAATAAAAGGAGGTGTAGGCATGAGGATCACGCCGACGAAAGACAAGGTAGGAGGGTTTGAGCTTCCTCCGGAGGGAGTATGGGAAGCAGCGGTACAGGTGGTAGAGGAAACGTTCAGGAGTGAGGAGGAGCGGGCGGAGTTTGATGCCCTGAGCGATGCGGAGAAGAAGAAGGCACCTGTTAACAGGATCAGGGTGCAGTTTGGCCTTCTGGAGGGGGAAGGGGAGGGATTGCCAGTCTCTCACTTCTTCAGCCTGAGGGGCAAAAAGGGAATGGCGGATCTGCTGAAGCTTCTCTATGTCACAGGAGTGCACAAGGCAATTGAGAAGAAGTATGGACTGCCTCCCATAGAAGAGGGATGGGAAGACAATGTGATTAGGTCGAGGAAGATGTTGAATGAGCTTTCCACCTCCTTGGTGGGAGCCACCTGCAAGGTGGAGATAGAGCACATAGAGCGGAACGATCGGGTTTTTGCCAACATAGTGGACTTTTTGGAGGGTGGTTCCGCAGGGCCCAAGGTGGAGAGTGGGGAAGAAGAGGACGAAGGGTGGTAATCAAGCCGGAGATAAGGAGGGAGATGCCTACTTTAGGGCTTCTCCCTCCCCCCGATGAGGGGTTCTGGATCGTGGTAGATACAAGAGAGCAGGCTCCCTATTTTAAGGATTACTCCCAGGTGGTAGTAAGGAAACTGGATGTGGGAGATTACAGCCTCAAGGGATTTGAGAAGGAAATAGCAATAGAGCGGAAAGGGGTGAATGATTTCCTGACATGCGTTGGTAAGGAAAGGGAACGGTTCCAGAGGGAGCTGGAGAGAATGGAAGGGTATAGATTGAAGGCTCTGGTAATAGAGGGCACAGAGGAAGACATCTATACCTCTGGATTCTCTCAGCTCCCGGCGGCCACCATCCGCTGGTCTCTTATGTCTTTTATGATCCGCTATGGGCTTCATGTTATACTTGCACCAAGGAGGCAGGCGGAAAGGTGGGTTTTTGATATGCTTTATTATTACTATACCAGGAAGAGGAAAGGAACTCTGTGATGGAAGAGGATAAGGTAACAAGGAAGGGACCGTCTATGCCTGATGAGCTAAGGAGAAGCAAATTCCTGATCATAAGGCTCAGGGAGTGGGAAAAACGCAGGCTCTTTGAGCTTGCGAGGAGAAGTAGGAAAACCGTCAGTGACTTTATCCGGGAAATGATCTTTGGGAAGGAGGAATAGGAAATGGTAAGGAAGATTAAACCCACAGAGGGAAAGATTGGAATCATAGACTTTGAGGAGGTCCAGAGGCACATAGAGGAGATGGCAAAGAGCGATAAGCCTCCTGTGATAGTTTCCTCTTCCGATCCAAAAGGACACTCCATCCTCATCCGGTTTTCAGCCCCCAAGTGGTGGGCGGGGGTAGCAGAGAGGGTAATGACCCTGTATCCTCAGTGCAGATCCATCACTGATGCCTACAGGGCCTGCTTTTACGCCGGACTGGTGTGGCTGATAAAGGAAGCAGAAAGATACGATGTGGAAGTTGACGACTACACCAGAGAGCTTTACCTCTACAACCGGATAATTGAACTGGAACTCAACCGGAGACAGATGGCAGATGTGGTGAGAGACACGGTCTCCAAACTGTCCAGCGCAGCCGAGGAAAGACTCATTACAATGGAAGAAATGGCCACTGTAAGAGACAACCTCGTGGACAAGCTCGCCAAAGCCCTTGAGATTTCCAAAGAGGAAGCTCATTTACTGACTGCCCCACCGCAAAGAGGCAGACCAGCAAAGAAGCAAAAGGCAGAATAGTAAGAGGGCATATTAGCAAATGGCAAAGGAGACAGGGAAGCATATTAGCAAATGGCAAAAACCCATTGCTCAATGACCAAAGGACAAAAAAGCAAGAGGAAAACTTAATGCTAAATAGCCAAATAGCAAAAAGGCAAGATATAAGGCAATGGCAAGATAGCCAAATAGCCAAAAAGCGCAATAGCAAATGTCAAAAATCAGACCCAATGCATGATATATATATTATAGTATTAAGGCTTAATACTGGTATTATATATATCATGCAATCGGGTATATTTTTGACATTTGCTTTTTTGCTATTTTGCTATGTTGCTTTAGGAGGTATTGAATGAGGATAGTAAAGGTTGTGGTAAATGGGCAGGTGGAGTTAGCTGAGGGGGTGTATTGGGGGCCAAGGGATACGGTAACGGTGCATTTTCCTTCTTCTGCGGAGCCTTATTGGGAGATTTGTATTCAGCGTTCTGATGGGAGAAAGGAGGTAATAGCGGCAGATGGAAGGATTACGGTTATGTGGGAAGAGGATGGAGGGGGAAGTTCTTTGGAGTAGGAATGGAGGAAAAGAGGAAAAGAGTAAAATGCCCCGTATGTGGAAAGTGGGTTAAGGATTATGAAAGGGGGTGGCATCATTGTTATGTTAGGTGGATTAGGCAGGTGGAGAAGAAGCTGAAGAGTTTGGAGGAGGCTTTTCTGGAGGGAGGGAAGTATGGAAGGGAGGTTTAGTGAGAAGAAGACTATATCTGAGATTCTTGAGGACTTGGGGATTGATGAGGATAAGCTGGTGGATAAGTGTGAGAGGCTTAGACAGGAGAGTGCCAAATGGACTGATATAGCATTGGGATTACAGGAGATGGAAGAGCTGAGGGGAAAGGAAGAGTGGGTTAAGATACTTGTTGCCTTGATCTTTGGGTTTTCTCTGGGTTGGCAGAGGGGGTTCCAAGAGGCCATCGCAGAAAGTCTCTTGAACAGGGTAGTGGAGGTGGTCCAGTGAATGTTCCTTTTTCCAAGTTCCAAGAGCTATATCCACAGCAGAAGGAGGCCCTGGAGTTCATAGCCCGCTCTGAGGCTCCTGTTATAGGGATATCGGCTCCTACAGGATCAGGAAAGTCGCTCCTCGGCATGATGGCCTCCGAAGTGCTTAGAACTCACAAGCAGGTGTACCTTTGCTCTTCTCGTCACCTCCAAGATCAGTTACACCGAGATTTTCCCGAGGCGGTGGTGCTCAAAGGGAGGAGGAATTATCCATGCCTTCGGTTCAGTGCTTTTGATCTCACGGCTGAAGAGTGTGTGAAGGAAGGGTGTGAGCATGTGGATCGGTGTCCCTATGAGGAGGCTAAAAGGAGGGCCAAGGCGGCAAGGTGGAAGGTGATGAATTTTGCCTACTGGTTGCTTGAGGCTAACTATGTGGGGGCGTTTTCCAACCAAGACTTGGTAATCATAGACGAAGCGGATCTGCTGGAGGGGGCACTTACTGACTTTGTTTCCCTCAGCATTTCCCGTAGGAAGATGGCCAAGTTGGGGCTTAAGATGCCCAAGTTTAAGACCAAGTGGGAAGCCTTCTTGGACTGGGCAAGGGGAGCTAAGGGGGTGGTGGAGGAAAAGGCAAGGGCCCTGAAGGTGGAAGGGCAGGAAGACCCGGAGGTGATGAAGGAATATGTGAGCTACAGGAGGCTTGTACAGAAGCTGGATTTGCTCATCAAGTGCCTTTCTCCTTCCTGGCTTATGGAGGATACAGGGTACAGGATCACCTTCAAGCCCTTGTGGTTGGATAGGGAATTGGTGGACAGGTTTCTTCTCAGGCATTCTCAGAGGTTCCTCCTTATGTCTGCTACTCTTCCTCCCAAGCCTATCTTGTGTTCCCTTCTGGGCCTCAGGCAAGGGGAAGTGGATTACCTGGAGCTCCCCTCTTCCTTTGACATTTCCAATAGGCAGGTAGTCTATAGGCCTGTGGCAAACTTGAATAAGGAAAATCTGGATGGGCAGTTGGGAAAGCTTATAGGAACAATTAAGGACATATTGAACAGGCATGAAGATCAGAGGGTGCTTATTCACTCTGTATCCTATTCCCTTGGGACCAAGCTGTACGAAAGCCTCTCTTCCCTCTCCCGCCCTGTATTCTTCCACAGGACTTCAGAGGGCAAGCGACAGGCCATGGAGAGGTACATGAGCCATCCCGATGCTGTGATCATAAGCCCATCTCTGGAAAGGGGTGCAGACCTTAAGGATGACCTGTGCCGTGCGATCGTGTGGGTTAAGTGTCCTTTCCCGAGCTTGGGGGACAAGTTCACCTCCCTCCGGTTTTATTCCTCCCGCTTTGGGCGCCTGTGGTACAAGTACCAGGCGGCCTACACCCTTGTGCAGGGAGCAGGGAGGGGGGTGAGGCATAAGGAAGACTGGGCAACTACCTACATCCTTGATGGGCAGTTTGAGAGGCTGCTGAGGGATAGGGTTGGGCTATTTCCCAGGTGGTTCAGGGAGGCTGTGGTATGGGAATAAGGATGAAGAGAAGGAAAACTATCCTTACAAGAGGGATGAAATGGATAGTGAAGCCTATTTCCTTTGGGGAATAGCAGTGGGCATTGGGCTGTGCATCGTGAGTTTTTCCATTGTTTATTGCCTTATGGACAGGCTGGAGGAGTGGTGGTACAGACACAGACGAGGGAGGAAGCCATGAAGGTGCCAGAGTGGATTAGAATAGAAAGGGGGAAGCAAGAGGAGATAGATGGGATAAAGCTGAAGTGCTTGAGGTGCCAGGCAGAAGCGGGGATCTACACGGATGTGAAAAGGCTGAGGGAGGAGTTCGTCAGGGACTTCGTGGAGCATCATAGGAATTGCAAGAGGTGTGAAGGTGGGGTTTGTGAATTGTAGAAGGAAAGGGGGGGGATAAGGATGCTTCCTCACTTTGAGCAACTGCTTGGAGGAGTAGTATGGCTTTCAGTTACTTCTACTCCTCAAGGAACTAAAGTGAAATGTCGGCTAAAGGGAGAGGCTGTGGTGAGGTAGGCCAAGGGCAGGGATCTTGATGAGGCGGCGGGGAGGATTCTGAGGGGAGAAGTGGAGAAAAAAAATAAATAAGAGAAAGAGGTAGGCTACCGGATGAAAGGAGGGAGAGATGAAAACTATTCAAACAGAAGGAAAAGAAGCAGGTGCATCCATTCCCCCAAAAATCAAAATAGGCGGGCACTGGTTTAAAGTAGAATTCCAAGATAGGCTCACCAAGGCTTATGACAAAGCGGGATCAGCCAATTCTTTCTCAAATCTGATTATCCTCAATGCAGAGCTAAGTTCTTCCAAAAGGTGGAGCTGTCTTTTGCATGAGATAATACATGAGCTGAACTGGCAATTGGATTTGGGACTGGAGGAAAATCAAATTGCTGGGATAGCGGAGGGATTGTTTCAGGTGCTGACGGATAATGGATTGTGGAAGTGGCAGAAAGAAAAGAAATAAAAGGAGGATAAAATGGAGATCCCGGAAGGCCGCCATTGCCTCAACTGTAAGCACTGTAAGGTTAGAATTCCCATAAGCTGGTCTTCACCTTTGGGCCGTCTCATGTGGGAGAATGCCTACATCTATTGCTCCAAGTGGTATTGGCCGGACAGGAAAAAGATCAGGTTTGTGGTCAAGATGAATGGCAAGCCTTTGCCCTGGGAAAAGAGGTTACAGATGGTGGACACTTTCCACTTGGGGCAGGACTGTGTGGATTTTGAGGAGGCATAGGAGAAATGTTGAGAGGATACTTCCGCTGTCCTTCTAAAGTAACACTTGAGGAAATAAAGCTTAGTGTTCCACCTGAGATTATTGACTCTATTGCCAAGGGAAACAATGTTCAGAGAATACCAGAGAGTATGAAACGGGTAGAAGTAGCTGAACTGCCGAAGAAGACCCTTCCACCCGTGAATGCTGAAGGCGTGGACGCCTATGTTCAGCCTAAGCGGAGAGTGCTGGAGGTTAGGAAGTGGCGTTGCACCGTTTGTGTGTCTGATAGCCTCGGTATGTATGGTTATGCGGTTTCTGCCTTAGCAATGAAGTGCCGTCAGGAGTTTGTTCGTTATCGCCGTATCTTCTTGGGGAAGGTAGAGCTGAGGAAAAGGGTAGATCGTCTGCTTACATGGTCCCTGCGTAGTAGATTGCGCTACTGGTGGCTGCGCCTTAGGAGACGCCCTATTGACTTCAGGACTTTCCCGGGGCGGAATGGGGTTGTGTTTATCTTGCTGGTCAAAGCAGCGGTGGAATAAGCAAAGGGGGGGAGGCGATATGGATATCTACCAAATGCCAGATGGTAAATAGGCTGCTATTTTCTGTGGCTTTATAGGTGACGGATTTTCTTCCCCGGGGAAGCTATTGAGTGGATTCTACAGAAGGTAGAGGAGCTATTGGTAGGGCTTACATTTTCGGTGGAAGGAGCCGTAGATACAGATGAGAAAGGAGGGTTAGGATGAAGAAAGGTATTTTTGTTGTGTTTTTGGTTGTCGTTTTTCTTTCCCCTACTGTTTCTTATACTTGGGAAAGTGGCTTCTGCCTCCTAATGGCACAGGTGGGAGTACGGGCTATGAAGGTGGGTTATGAAGGAGGGAGTTATACTACTTGCTACAATTTGCTTTCTGATATGATGGAGAAGAACCAGAAAGATCCCATTTTCCCTAAGGGCTATGAGTATTTTCTTCCTCACCTTCTGGATTATGTGGTCACCTGTTGCGTAAAAGGAGTGGAATTAGCCCGCGCGGAGAAGCCATTTTGTGAAGATGAGTTCTTGCGGATTCTGTATTACAATTGCCTTGGACAGGAATAAAATCGGTTGCCTTCAATCCCATTAGTTTTCCTCTCTCCCCTCCTTCTCTTAGGAGAAGGCCCCTGCCTCCCGGTAAGTGGAAGCAGGGGCCCAATCCCCCCTTAGTCCTCCTGTCTTTCCTTCGCCTTCTGCAGGGTGGTATCGCTGATGTCGTTCATCAGCCTTTTAGTGGCCTCGATCACCCGATGGCGGATGACCTCAGCCGGGTGGCGGACATCGCAGAAGCCTTCCTCCCGCCGTGTCCAGAAATGGCCGTTGATAGCGACGGTTACTGAGATTTTTACGTTCTCCATCTTTCCTCCCTCCTTTCTGGTTTTATTCTTCTGGCTTAGCCTTTTCCATAAGCTCAACCACGTTACAGGCCCGGTTGATTGCCTGGTGGATCTCCTCTAGGCAGAAACCGGCCTCCCTCAGGTCTTCCTCTGTGAGCATTTTTCCTCCCTCCTTTCCGTCTTTATTCCTCCAGTTTCCTTCCATCCTCTGCAAAATATGAGTGAGACAGGTAGCACAAAGAGTGACATTCATCTCCACGACCCCTCTATCTTGGTCCTCCCAGCACTCAAGAAGAGCAACCCTCGTTCTCCTCCCGCACAAAGTGCAGATTCCCCCTTCGATGATGACTTCCATCTCTTTCCCCTCCTTTTTCCTCAAACTCCTCAATTATCCCCGCCAAGCAGGCCCTGCAGTTCCAGCAGATGGCACTCATCGGGGTGAAGATCTGGAAGGCCTCCTGGGCGGGCACCTGTTCACCGAGCCAGAAGCAGTCCACCTTCATCGTCTCACCTCCTTCGGCACCACCAGAAGCCCCTCCCGTGCCAGAAGGCGGGTCGGGACCCTGAGCACCAGCCTCCTGTCCTCCCTCGGCCCCAGCCTCCTGATCCACACCGGGAGGCACTCATAGAATGGCCACCAGATAGAGTTTACTTCCTGTTCAATTGGCGGGTAGTACACCCTGACGGTGGGATCTGAGAAGGCCAGCTCCCAGGCCTGGCGGGGCTGGTTAAACCTGAGTATCGCCCTTATCTTCATTTTCCCCTCCCTCCTCTTGCTTCTGTGTGTGCAGGGTAATTCTTATCCCGTCCTTTTGCCAAGTATAGAAGGTTGCTCCATCCGTTCTGAAGGTGCGCACCAGCACAAATCCCGCTTTTTCTATGTCTCTCCTGGCCTCTTGGCTCAAAAAACCCTGCAATACGACCTCATTTTCCCAGATGTTTGAAACGTAGAAGTCAAGGTTAAGGTCTCCAAGTACTTTTTCAGTCTCCCGGACTTTTTCCTTAAGCTCTCTAATCCTCATCTTCTTCCCTCCTTTCCCCTTCGTCTGCTATCCACACCAGTTCACCCCCGCAATCGGGGCACCTGAACCACTCCCCCGACCAGCGCTGTCCGCACTGGGTACAACGCTGGTGGAGGTCCTCCGGATCTGCCCACCTATCCAGAAACCGGAGGTATTCATCATAAGTTCTAAACACGTTATCACCTCCTCTCTTTTGCTTTATTAAAGGCCCTAAGAGCTTTTAGAGTTGTCATGGCAGCGAGTTCCACGTATTGCAGTTGCTCTTTCCAGTTTTGTGGAAGATAAGGAAGGTATGCTCCCCACACGTGGAAGGTGAAGTTTTCCTCAAAGTAAGGGTTGGAAGTGCGGAAGATGTCAAAGCGGAAAGCCGGAGGAGAGAGGCTTATGAAATAGATCCATTCAAGGTCAGCTTGGAAGCTGGGGAAAATGGTATCCGCCGCTTCTTCTGGAAGCCGTCCCGGTGTGTAGGCCTCAAAGTCCAGTTTGGCGAGCCCAGCTATTTGCTCCTCATTCTTTCCTTCCTTTAGCAACTGCACCAGCTCCATCCCCAAGCCTGTGGGATACCCGTCACAGTGGCGGTAATAAAGCCTCCAAGACCCATTTCCTTTTCCCATTGCTACTACTGCCCTTGTACTCATCTTTACCCCTCCTTTCTGTTAGTTTCCTTAAGCTGTATTTTGTTTTGTATATACATCCCTTTTCTATTTTTCTCAACCCTCATTTCTCCTGTTTATTCTTTCTCCCGACCGATGTCGGGCAGTTAGCAGGCGAAAACCTCCCAAATTCTAAGTTTTTCTTCCTTTCTTTCCTTTTCCCCTACCCCCTCCTTACCTCATTTACCCCTTTCGTGCCCCTTAACCTCTCATTTTTGCATTGTTTATACCCTTGTGGTAAAAGGAATAACAAGGAGGTGAGGAAATGGCAAAGCAACTGAAGGAGGTTAAGGAGGCCCTGGCGAAGGGGGCGAAGTACGCAGGCAATAAAATCAGGCAGAAGGCCCGGAAGGAGGCGCTTAAGATCATGTGGGCCCAGGTGGAAGGCCGGGAGTGGGCGCAGGTCTGGGAGTGGGTGCCCTACGTGTGTAAGTTGCTGTGGGCGACGGGGCATGAGGTGCCGGATATTCTGCGGGTGCTGGAGCAGGACATAGAGAGGCGGCGGCTTAAGGTGGCGCGGGTGTATTCGGAGTTTCAGGCTGGGCGGCTGCTGACGGAGGAGGAGGTGCAGAGGCTGTGGCTGTGGTATCGGCAGGCGGTTTATTTATGGGATTATGAGAGGCTTAGGGGGAGGCGGCTGACGGCGGCGAGGGAGTGTTTGGTGGCCTATCGGGAGTTGCAGAGTTGGATGGCGCAGAAGCACTTTAGAGAGGCCCGGGAGGAGGTGGATCAGAGGATAGTGGAGGTGGTGGAGGGGATCATGTGGAGGTTGCTTGAGGAGGCGCAGGATTCTTCAATGGTGAAGTTTTACCTGCGGGCCCGGGATAAGCGCTATAGTGCTCGGGTGGAGCTTGAGGGGGAGGTGGAGCACCGGGTGACTTTTGAGAACCTGCTTGAGCGGCTGGAGAAGGGTGAAATGGTGCTCGATGCTGAGGTGGTGGAGGAGGGGCGGGAGTTGCCAGGTGGGGAGGAAGAAGTGGTGGAAATTGGTAAGGAAATGACCAAAGCGAAAGGAGGAGAAAAATGACAAGGAGAAGTAGAAGGCAGGGGAATATGGACCTTTACCTTAGGGCCTTTCCCAAGTGCCAGCTTTGCGGGGACTTTGCGGCAGAAGTGCATCACATTATCCCTTTAGGCAAAGGCGGAGAGGATAGCTTTAAGAACTATATTTCTCTCTGTCACCATTGCCACCGCCGCAAGGGACTTCATAGTAAGTGGGATGAGCACCAAATAGAACTTTTGACGAAGAAGTTTTATAGTGAGTTGGAGGTCTTAGGAGAAACATCAGACGAGTATAATGATGAGGATTTCGCAAATCTACTAAGGCAACACTTAGCTGAGGAGAAGGCCGAGAAACAAAAGATTTAACTTTTCCCCGCCGCCAGCCCGCTTGAATGCTCAGTTTTCCCCCTCCCGTTCCAGATGTATATACAAAAGGTTGGGGTTTGCTTGACAGGAGGGGAGGGAAGGGGGTAAATTAGGGGTAGGAAAAGCCCAAGGGAGGTGTTAGGTGTGGGATCAAGGAGGAAAAGGGGGCGTTCGGGAGACCGGGTTGTGGGAAGGTCCCGGGGAAGGTGGGGAGTTGTGGGAGGGATTGTTGGCTTCGGGCGCAAGAGGGGGTCGGTTGTGGGGATTCCTGCGTGGGTTCCCCCTGCTTTCCGTGATCCGATGATGCTTTTGCCTTCTGATATAAGGAGGACGAGGAAGCCGAAGTTAAGGAAAACATAAATGGTAGAAAAAATAATTAGTTTTGGAGCCGGGGTTAATTCAACAGCAATGGTTCTTTTGCTTTATGAGCAGGGAAAGCGATTCCCAATTATATTTGCTGATACAGGTTGTGAATGGCCTGAGACTTATGAGTTTTTAGCTTTGTTTAACGACTATCTTCTTAAGACGTGGGGAACTCAGGTTTGTAGGGTACAGAGTGAAAGGGGTAATATGTATCAGTGGTACTGGGAAAGGCGCCAGATTCCTTTTATAAAAGCAAGGGTTTGCACAGGGATGTGGAAACTTGAACCTATTGCAAAAGCTTTCCCGGGGGTAAAAGTGCATTTGGTGGGCATCAGTATTGATGAGGTACACCGGGTCCGTCCCCGTGGCAGATATGCCCAACTGGAATATCCGCTAGTAGAGATTGGTATGACAAGGCAGGACTGCAAGGCGGTCATTAAGCGCCATGGGCTACCGGTACCAATCAGATCGGGTTGTTTTATCTGTCCTTTTCAGTCACTCAGAGACTTTACAAAACTGGCTGAGCTTCATCCAGACCTTTTTAATAAAGTCGTTGCTTTAGAAGAGCGATCAGGGAGGTGGTTGAAGTATGAAAAACCTCTCAGAAAACTGGTGAATACACAGCAGCTAAGTTTGCAGATGGAGGTGAATTAAACTTAAGGAGGTGTTTCCGGATGGCACGTGCCAGGCGCAAGAGGATAAGCCCCTTCAAGTTCACCGCCACCGAGCGCTACTACGCCAAGGGCCGGGGCCGCAAGAAGCTTCCCCGATCTGCTTTCCTCCTCCCTTCCAAGCGCAAATTCCCTTACAAGACCGCTTCAGGTGCTGTTTCCTGCCGGATGCTCAAGGCGGCTATCACGAGGGCGGCCCAGCATGGCTATGCGGCTGTGAGGGCGAAGGCCAAGAGGCTTTACCAGCGCTACTGTGCCCGGAAGGCGGCTTAGGAGGTGGCCCCGGCAGGTCACCAGGCAAGGCTGGTGGCAGTCCCGCGCCGGGAGGGATGGGCTCCTGCCGGGGCTCTCAGAAAGCGTGAAGCGGAGGCACTATGAGGATTCCCGATTTCAGGCGCTTCGAGGTTTACGCTCAGTTCCTGAAGGTCAGGCACAAGACCGAGAGGCGGCTTATTTCTTTCCATCCTGACAACTGGTACCCGGCTCAGAGGGCCTTGCACCAGACCATCGAGGCCATAAGGGGCAGGGGACAGCCGGTGTGGATTCTGCTTCTGAAAGCCCGACAGGAGGGATGCTCGACCTTTACCACCGCCCGGATCTTCCACGCCACAGCCACCCAGCGGAACACCAATAGCCTGATCTTAGCCGACAAGAAGGATCGGGCAGAGTATATCTTCGAGATGTGCAAGACCTTCTACGATCACCTACCTGATGTGCTCAAGCCGACTCGCAAGTATAGCAACAAGAAGGAGCTGGTTTTTGACACCCGGGATGGCCATGGCCTGAAGTCGGGCATCTACATTGCCACAGCCCTTGACCAGTTCACGGGCCAGGGGATGACGCTCCATAACGTTCACGTGTCCGAGGCCTCCTCATTCCCTTACCTCGGCCTTGTGTTCACCACTCTCCTGCCTGCTATTCCTCCCACCTCCGACACGATGGTGATAGTGGAGACCACCGCAAAGGGGGCCGGCACCGAGTTTCACGAGGAGTGGCAGAAGGCAAAAGCAGGCCAGAGCGTTTTCGTCCCCGTATTCTTCCCCTGGTTCATCCATCCGGAGTACCGCAAGAAGCCACCAGAAGAAGAGCTGAGGCGGGGAAAGCTGATCCTGACCGAAGAAGAAAGGCGCTTGGTCAGGCAATTTCACCTTGATGATGAACAAATCTACTGGCGCAGGTACATGATCGAGCAGGTCTACCGGGGAGACGAGGAGAGCTTCGCCCAGGAATTCCCCGCCACAGACGAAGAGGCCTTCATCGTCGCCGGCAACTGCTACTTCGACAAAGCCCGCCTCAAGGAAGCACTTGTCAACTGCCGTGATCCTGTGAAGCAACTGGAGGTGGATGCAGCTCTTCGGGGACCCTACGATCTCGTCTACCGCCTCAGAGAGCATGACCGGGGCCGGCTCTGGGTATGGCATGAGCCTCAGAAAGGGCACAGGTACCGCTTGGGAGTAGATGTAGCAGAGGGCAAAGGGCAGGACTACTCGGCAATAGAAGTCTTTGACGAAACCACTATGGAGCAGGCGGCTGAGTGGATGGATAACACCGTTGACCCTATCTCATTCGCCCGCACCATAGTTGCCATTGCCAAGTGGTACAACGAAGCTGTGGTCGCCATTGAGATCAACGGCCCTGGGCTTGCCACTCAGAACGAGGCTAAGCGGTTCTATTACAACTTCTACTTCCACCAGTACATAGACCGCTTCACCAACCGCCGGACGGACAAGCTCGGATGGCTCACGACTCCCACTTTCAAGCGCTATCTCCTGAGCTACATGGAACACGTAATTGACCACGGAGTCTGGAAGTTTAATTCCTCCCGGCTTGTGGGGCAGTTGATGACTTTTGTGCACTCGGGAGATCTGGCAGAAGCGGCGCCAGGTACCCATGACGACCTCTGTATGGCGGCAATGATTGCTCTCTACACTGCCTATCAGGACGGCACCATCTTTTGGGACAAACAGGACACAGGAGGTGAGAGAATAATAGACCAGAAGCGGGACATCCTTGACCTTTCTCCTCCGCCGGATTATGATAGTTGGTGGGAGGAAAAGGAACAGGAAGAGCACTGGTTAGCTTTGTGAAAGGAGGGTAAAGATGGCAGTAAAAGGAGCAATTCTTAACGTTAGGCCTGAGGACAGGGATCTGGTGAGGGAAGTGGCAGAGAAGAGAGGCACCAGCATGGCCTCGGTGATAGAGGAGATCTTTGAGGTGTACCGCTCCCACCTTGCCGTTTCCCAAGATTCCACATCCCAAAGCGCTTTGGACAAGGACTACATCAGGCGAGACGACCTTGAAGCCCAAGCCCGCAATATTGTCCAAAGCATGTTCCAGCCCATAGATGCCGATTACTTCTTTGAGCTCTGCGATTTGCAGTACAAGATCCCAGCTCATTTCCTCCTTGCCGGCATCTTGAGGATCGCAAGGGAGCAGGGGCAGTGGACTGCCTTTATCCTTGACCCGGCCTGGCAGTCTGGAGGGGTATGGCAAAGGGAAGTGGTGTGTAAGTACTGCGGCAAGAAATTCACTCCCAAGCGGATAGGCCAGATTTATTGCTCCAACGAGTGCGCTGCTAAAGATAGTCAATCCGCTGCCCAAAAGGAGGTCGCAAATGGATAACGCATTGACCATCCTGCTTCCCTTTCTCACCATCATTGCCATTTTGCTCTTAGGCCAGATCTTTTTGCTATTTGCTATCTTGCGCAAGCTGGACCATTCCGAGGGTTTCCCGTTTCCCTTACCCCGCTTTTCCTCTCCTCCGCCACCTGAGGAGCAAATCATAGCCCCAAGCGAGGAGGAACGGGATCTTTTGGAATGGCAGAGGGAAAAGAAAGCCAAAGAGGAGGTGTCTTAATTGGATCTCAACCAGTATTTGGATAAGATTTACCAGGAAGCTAAGTTCGCAAAAGAGGAAGTGGCCAAGAACTATGACCGCTGGCTCAACCATTACAGAGGGCAATTCTGGCCCTCCAAGCGCCCGGACTGGCGGGTTTCAGCGGTTATCAACCACTTGGCAGAGCTGATCCAGCGGGAAGTAGCTTACCTCACCGACAGCCGCCCTGTGATCCGTGTGGTAGCGAGGAACGACCATCTCCAGCCTGTCGCCGAGGTGCTTGAGGACATCATCGCCGCCCTCTGGGAAGAGCGCAACTGGCAGCAGAAGCAGCAGGAACTCCTCATCTTAGCTGCCATCTTCGGAGCTGCCTTTGCCCGCTGTGTTTGGAACCCCCAGTTAGATGACGGCAGGGGCGATATTGACATCGTGGTAGGCGATCCCCGGGTTTACCTTGTTGATCCTTTCTGTCTCCGGGCCAACCAGCTGGATGAAGCTGAGTACATTATCCACGAGTATGTTGTTCCCAAGAGCGTCCTTGACGAGCAGTATCCCCACTTGGCTTCCAAGATAAAGCCTACTTATGGGGCAGAAGAGGAAGAGAAAGGCTTCAAGCACTTCCTCCGCAAACTCCTCTTTGGCACAGAGAAGGAGCAAAGGGCCATTCTCCCCCGTTGCCTTGTGCAGGAGTTTTGGATCAAGGACAGGAGCCGGGTGGAGCTTGAAGATGGCCAATCAGTGCGCAAGTATCCAGGAGGCAGGCACATTGTCCGTGTTGGTCACCTCATTCTCAAGGACGAGCCCAACCCCTACATAGACGAGCGCTTCCCAATTGACATGTTTGACTGGAGCTTCAATCCCAATAGTGCTTGGGGAATTTCCGAGGTTGAGTATCTCCATAGCCTCCAAGAGATGTACAATAAGCTGATGGCTATCATAGTGGAGCATGCCATTCTCACCTGCAATGCCGTCTGGATTGGCGAGGAAGATGCTCTAAGCCCTACTGCATGGACTCGCCTGACCAACAAACCAGGAGCTATCGTGAGAGTGCGCCCGGGTAAGACCTTGCGCCGGGAGCCTCCTCCACCTCTTCCCGCCTACATCCAGAATGCAGTCAAGTACCTTGAAACTCAGATGCAGGTGTTAAGCGGAATGACGGATGTAATGCATGGAGAGAGAGGAGCACTGACCTCAGGGGTGGCCATTGAGTCGCTCCAGATCGCCGCTCAGGCTATCATCCGCCTCCGTGCCCGTTCCTTTGAACAATTCCTTGCCCGCATAGGCCAGAAGCTGATATCAAGGATCTTTCAGTTCTACACCACGGACAGGGTTATCAAGATCCTCGGGCCAGATGGAAACATCAGGGAATACGAGTGGGTGAGAAGGCAAATCATGGACCCCATCCTCAAGTACTACGAAGGCGACTACCGCCAGAAACTTCATTCCGCCTTCCGGGATCTCCAGTTCAAGGTGGTCGAAGGCTCCTCTCTCGCCATGAACAAGATCCAGAAGGTCATGATGGCCATTACCTTCTACCGCATGGGTGTAATAGATGAAGAGGCATTGCTGGAGATAGCCGAGTGGCCCCACAGGAAAGAGATTTTGGAGAGGAAAGCCCAGATGATGCAGCAGCAACAGGGCAGGCCCACCAAGGTGGTAAAAGTCCCAGAGCCCTCAAGGCGAATGGAAGCTGAGATGAGGGCAAAAGGAATGTCAGGAGAGGTGTTGAAGCCATGAGAAGGAAGAGATGTCCAGGTGGCAAGATCAGGTCTAAGGGCATGGGTAGAGGCCTTGGTATCGGTAGGGGCAGAGGCCCCATAGGAATTCCTATTGGCAAGAAGAGGAAGGCTGCTAAAAGAGCAAAATGAATCCTAAGCTACTGACCCCCAGAGATGTTGAGAAAATGATAGAGGAGGTGCGTGCCATTACCTCCCGTTATGGAGGGTGGCTTAAGCTTGAGAAGATTTACGAGAGACCTAATAGGCTTGAAAAGGTAGAACTGCATCTCCTCTTCAAACTGCCATATGGGGACAGACTAGAGGCTTGACACTTGACATTGTGCTGAAGATGCTTTAATCTCTTAGTAAGGCACAGGTAAGACATAACGCCGTGAAGGGGAAAGTTGCCTGTAGAGGGTAGCTTTCCCCTTTTTGTTGCCATGGCTTTGAGTGCAGCGGAAAGAGCAAGGAGGCGCAGGTTGGCCAAGAGAGTCCTGCTTCCTGCCGCCATTCGTGCTGCAGGGCGAAAGGGGTTCTATGCCACAGCTATTGCTCTTGCCCGGCATACTGACAGGATTTCCGATCCCCGCCGCCTTGCAGGATGGCTCAAGGCGCAGGCCCGGAAGCGGGGATGGCTCAGGCCTGAGCACATGCGCCGCTCAAGAAGTAAAAAAGTCAGACGCCTCAGGAGACAGTACCTCCGGGCAATGAGGCGTCTAGGAGTGAGGTGATAAAAATGTCTAACGGTTGGGGTGCTTTCTTAGGTGGTCTCCTTGGTGGCCTTGGGGCTTATGGAGTGGCGAGGCTCCTGAGGAAGTGGGATCAAACCCAAAGGCAGAGATCCCGTACCCGCAGGCTTCCTCCCATTCCCCAGTGGCGGCCGCCAGAGTTGAGGTATTTGGGTAAGAAGTCCACGAGCTGGAGCAGGCGATGGCTAAGCGGAAGGTAAACCGCAGGGCCTTGAGGCAGATGAAGCAGAAGCGGGCCAGAGCCAATACCCAAAAGCGGCTTGAGGCACGCCTCGCCAAGAGGCGTCAGAAATCCAAAGTAAGGAGGTGAGAAGGGATGGCCACCAGAAGGCAGATAGCCGCTGCGAAGCGCAATATCAAGAAGGCTATCGCTGCTCGGAGGAAGCTTGGGCGCAATCCCAAGGGCAGGGGCTAATGGGTAGTCCCCAGAACACAAAAGGAGGTGTGTGATGGCAAAAGCGAGGAAAGCTAAGAAGGGCCGCAAGAAGGTCCGCAGGGTGCGCAGGCGTAAGGCCGTAACCCGCATCATATGACCAGGGTGAGGGGGAGCGAAAGTGTTCCCCCTCGTGATCTTTGAAAACAACATGCCCGTTCTGTCCGGTTCCTGCATTCGAGCCGGTTCGGGGACAAGGCACAGGCC